AAGTCTGGAATTGATAAGGAAAGACGTGAACTTGTTCGTCAAATTTTCAGCAGGGATTACGGTGACACTTTCCCCGAACTACTGAAAAAAGAAGTGATGGCTAAAAAACGTCTCTGTGTCTTCATGGCTTCTTCTGCAGGTGCTGAAGGTATTGATCTCAAAGAGGTCCGAAACGTTTACGTCATGGAACCTTACTGGACCCCAGGACGTATTGAACAAGTTATTGGTCGCGCGATTCGTCTGCGTTCGCACGATAAATTAGATGAAGCAGACCGTAATGTTACCGTGAAACTTTACATGACTGTATTTTCAAAAGAACAGTCCATTGTTGCAGAAGGAGCTAACATTGTGATGGTTCGAAGAGCGGATATGATTCTGAAACGGTACGAAGGTGATGAACCCAAAGAAGTATTCATGTCTACAGATGAATTCTTGTATGAAATGGCGTATGAGAAAAGCAGGATTATAAAAAGCATTACGGCTGTTCTAAAACAAGCAGCAATTGATTGCGAAATTCACCGAACCCTGCACACAAAGAACGAACCTACACTTCAGTGTATGCGTTTCGACACGACAGTTACTGCGGAAGATTTGGCGTATCGTCCAAAATACATGACCGATGAAAAAGATGCTCTTTACACTAAAAACTTAGTAAAACGTGGACGTACTTTGCAAAGAATATCAGTAAAAGGAATTTTTATGATTATGGATACTGTTACACGTGAGATATTTGATCATGCAGCATTTGAAGATAATAATCGTCTCATTCAAATTGGGGAACTTGTTGGAACTAACAAAATAACGTTTTTTCCTCACGTAGTTCTATAATAGAGTAGATGGCATCTAACGTGAGCGCACAAACTCGTGGACTTAGCGCAGCAGATTGGACGCGGCTTCAGCGTTTGCGCGGTGCTCGATCATATTTGACAAGTGTAGCAAGTAATGAAGATATTAATGTTGCAACAGTTCCTCAAACTCCATACAATCCTTCTTTGCTGATTCCTCGTCGCACGGGGCCCAGCCGAATCCAACGACCCGCAAGTGATTGGATTTCCTACGTAGGTTCTCAAACTGCCGATTTTGTCTTGCAGAAAGATACTACAGCAAATGGCAAACAGCTTACTAAAACGAGACTGTGTGACTGCAGTGTGTCTACTTTAACTACTAGAACAACGGGATGCAAGAAGTGTTCGGTTTATGTACATAAAACTATGAACTAAGAAACAAGAAGAATGGCAGGCATTATGCAATTAGTAAACAAAGGAGCCCAGGACCATTTGGTGACTGGCAATCCTTCTTTTACCCACTTTAGGTCGGTATACAAGCGCCACACAGATTTTGCAATGGAACACTTTCAATTACCCTTCAGAACAAATAATTTGAATATTCCTACGTCAGGAACTCTGACACTAACCGCTCGTGTAGAAAGGTATGCTCAATTGCTACACGATTGTTATTTAGTTTTTACAATTCCAAATATCTATTCTCCAATTGTACCAGTAGCATCCACTACTTCGTATTCGCAACTAAATCAAAGCTCTCAAGCAATAGGATATGAATTTGCGTGGGTTCGTAATTTAGGGTACAATATGATAGCAAGTGTTTCAATACTGATAAATGGTCAAGAAGTCGTAACGCATACGGGAGAATGGATGAAACTATATGCTGATTTGAACTTTAATGCTAACAAGAAAAATATTCTTGATGAGATGGTTGGAAATGTTCCAGAATTGTATGACCCTGCAAATGCGTTTGATAGAGTAAATCAGTACCCTCACGCAATTTCATCTCCAACGTCTCCCGCCGAACCTTCTATTGCAGGACGTATTCTGAGCATTCCACTTCATTTCTGGTTCTGTGAAAAAATTGGAACCGCACTTCCTCTTGTTGCACTTCAGTACTCACAAGTAGACATACGTGTAGAACTTCGAAATATGTACCAACTATTTACTGTTCGAGAAATTCGTCCAAATCTCACAAATTCTGGAACGAGAATTGCTCCAGACTCTTCATCTACTATGTACACAATGACAAATTTTCTGTCACCTCCAACACCAACAGTACCTCCAATGCCTCTGGATACTAGTTTAGTAACTTGGAGCCTAAATCCTTACGTAGAAGCAAATTATATATTCCTTTCGGACGGAGAGCATGTTCATATCGCAAAGAATGAACATTCGTTTATAATTCATCAGATGGATATCCAGCAAGCAAACGGTCAGTACGGTCCTACAAATGATGTTCCCGTTCTAATGAAAAATTTGTGCACCCAACTTATTTGGGTAGCACAGAGAAGCGACCGCCCTCAGTTCAATGACTATGATAATTATACAAATTGGGAAAATCCATTTCGTCCTCCTCCAAACGCTAATGGTCAGCAGTTGCAAAGCACCTATTTTTTAACTTCAGGATCAGCTCTGAACACAAATGTTTCGCAAAGAGATATTTTGCTTGAATCAAATTTGGTTCTTGACGGAAAAGATCGCTTTTCTCCAAAACCTACAACATTCTTCTCACAAATAGAGAATTACAAACATCATTCTGGAAAGACAATCACGAGTATCCCTGGAATTTATTCTTACTCATTTGCATTAGATCATCATACAGGTCAACCTAGTGGACATATTAACGGTTCAATGTTCAATAAACCTATTCTGCGAAACAGTTATGTGCAACCTGAATTCACTATTTTGCTTGAGACAAATGCTACAGTCTGTATTCTAAAGAGCACTGCAAATAATGCAAATCCAACTATAGTTAATCCAGCTGCAGTAGATGCATACGGTAAGTTACTATACGGCCCTCGTGATATTATTACTGTTGTTCGCAAACAAGACGCACAGACATATAAGTACACTTATAATGTACGTATTTTTGTAGAGTCTTACAATTACCTAAGAGTAATCGGAGGCGTAGCGTCGCTAGTATTCAGTTCTTAATCGAAACATAGTATAATATGAGTAGCGGAGTCACAATACTTTCAGCCAGGTATGGAGTTGGTTCTACGACCGTTGATGTACAGTCTGCAGTAAGCGCTAGAACAAAAGATGGAAAGGTTAATTTTGTCGTAAGTCCAAGTGCTCTTAATGTAGAAGATCCTGCGCCAGGACAAATTAAAACTTTGACTGTCGAGTACACTATTAATGGTGGACGATCTAATACAGATACTGTAAAAGATGGCAACTATTTAAAAATTGATGCTCCTCCTCTGAGAAGTGCCACAGGTCTTCAAGTTGTAAAAGCAGAGTACGGTTACGAAGGTAACTTTGCCGATGTCACGGATGCTGTTCAGAACTATGTATCAAACGGTTCTATTTCTATAACTGTAAGTCCAAGTACGGTAGGAATACCTGATCCGAATCCTGCCAAACCCAAGCTTTTGAAAGTAGATGTCACCATCAACGGAGCTTCTTCAAGTTACACTATTCCTGACGGGAAAAAGTTCGACTTATCTGCTCCTGCAATGGATGATGGTCACGTTACGCCTATAGCAGAACAAGCCCAATCTGTATCTTCAACTCTGATGAGTAGTATTTGGATGGTTATCAAATATTCGATTTATTTTTCAGTCACTATTCTTGCATCAAAATACGGCGAAAGAGCGCTTGGATCTTCGGGTAAATGGGGGTTCGGTATTCTTTCACTGATAACTTATGGAGTATTTCCAGTATTTATACTGCCATTCATAGTATTCTGGTGGAGACTGTTTTCTGCAAAGGATGTTTACTATTAGGTAAATGGGCGACACTACAACTCCTCCTAAAACTCCCAAAGATTTGAAAGGTCCTCCAACAACTCCTCCCAAAACGGTAACTCCGATGGATGTTACTAAGCCAAAAGGAGGAAAGAAGCGCAGGACTCGCAAACATCGTCGTACGCAGAAAAAAAAACGTTAGTATCTACTCGTCATCAGAATCAGAGCACATGCCCTTGAACTTTCCGACGCCAGCGTATCCCTTGAAAGAATCCTTTGATGCACCTTGGTGGACGGCGAAAGTGAGCTCCTCTACGGAGTATGTCTCACCTTCAAACTTCATGTCCTTCATTTCGGCCTTAGGGTCTGGCTTCGGGCCTGTTACGGTCCGTCCATTCTCTGCATCCCAATAGTGGCCAGGCGTATCGCTCTCATCGA